TCAGGGGTTCGATTCCCCTCGTCTCCACCATTGGATTATTAGACGAACCCTTTTCGGGGTTCGTCTTTTTTGTTTCGGCTGGAAGTCATCGCCCCAGTAGTCGAACGCAAAGTAAAGCTTGAGTTCTTCCCCGTCTACTTCAATGAGCCGCACGAACGTATCGATGATTTCGGCTGCATCTGGTTCCTGTGCGATGTGATCGAGCCAAGCGGCTATGTCTTCGCCAGACAGATGCGCACTTTCGCTAGCCTGAGCCTGCCGCAGGTCGGCTTCTAAGGCCGCTTTCTGCTCGCGTAGCATGTCTACGCGCTCTTTGCCGCCCGGCGGCGCTATGCCGTCCTCAATAGCCTGCCAGATACGCTCAAACGCCGCGTCTATGCGCTTTATCTCGCGCTCAATGCGCTTGCTCTCCGGCTCTTCCTTCTCTTCATTCATTTCGTTGTAAAGAGCCATTACATCAACGATACGTTGACGTATATCCGGCTTCTTAATAGTTTCGAGGACGGTATCTAGCACGGCTTCTTCAACGGCATCGCGCCTAAAGGTGCGGCGGCATTTCTTGCACTTGTAGTAGTGGTAGACGCGTCCCGTTTTTGACGTTCCGCAGGTGCCAACGTAATACTGACCGCACTCTGGGCACCACATCTTGCCCGACAGCGGGTAATCGTTGGTGTCGCGCGTTTTGTTGTGCTTGCGACCGTTGGAGCCCAAAATGCTGTTGATCATGTCCTGGTCTTCACGCGACCAAAGCGCGGGCATGCCATCTTCGATTCGCACACCCGCGTAATCATAAACGCCGCAGTTCTGTTCGCGCCTAAGCAGCTTTGTTATCACGCCGTGCGTTAGCGGTTTGCCGCGCTTGCCGCGTTCGCCTGCGACGGCACGCTTGATTTCGGCAACGGTTGATCCGGCAAAGAGCATGTTTTTCATACGGTGCATCACGGCGGCTTCACGTTCGTTGACCTCGTAATACCCGTTAACGATGTCCCAGCCGTAGTGCGTGCGACCGTTTGCCATTCCGCGCTGGGCGTTCTTGTTGATACCGTCGCGGATACGCTCGCTGTCTATCGCGCTTTCCCATTCAGCAAGCACTTCGAGCATTCCGAGATTCAAGACGCGCGTTGAGCCTTCGCCAAGGCTTTCACCGGCATAAAGGATTTCAACGCCTGCCTTGCGCAACCTGATACGTGCAAGCGCCATCTCGTCACGGTTGCGCATGATGCGCGTGACCTTATAGATCACCACATAATCAAATATTCCGAGTTTTGCGTCTTTCATCATGCGCTGAAACTCTACGCGCTGTACGTCACGGCCTGTTTGCGCGTAATCGCTATATACGCGCACGACGTCAAGGCCGTGTTCATTGCAGTATTCTCGCGACTTTTCTACCTGAATATCGATTGATTCACTTCGCTGGTTATGCGAGCTGAAACGCGCATAGATAGCGGCACGTGTGCCCTTTGGCATGATAAAATCACCTTGCCTTTTCTAGGTATGCCCCTGCGAGACTTTGGACGGTAGCGCTGGGGCTTTTTTATTTTCTTTTTGATTCAGATGCCGCAGCCCTGGCTGTCATCGAAATGTTCTGTTGCCATTCCGGCGAGCTGTCGCGGTAGTTATCGACGATTTCGCGTTCATCGCTAGTGATTTTGTCACCTTCGTTTTCTTCACCATCCCAACTCAATATCTCATTCGGCGAGCAATCTAACGCTAGAGCTGCGTTCCAAACCTGTTCGGCGTTTGGGAATGATTCACCACGTTCCCATGATCCGACTGTACGCATGGACACGCCAACGGCTTTTGCGAAGTCCGCTTGTGAAATGTGCAGCTTTTTTCGCAATCCCTTTATGGCAAGCTTCATTTCACACCTCCTGTATTAGCAACTATCTGCCGTGAATTCTATTCTATTGAACGAGAATAGGCAAATATTTTCATATTTTACTCTTGCAATAGGAAGAAACTCGCCTATACTGCAATGCGTGTTAGGAAGAAATCTTCCTAAAGCCGTATGTTTAACGGGTAAACCCGCTAAACATACGGGTGCAAACCTTGACAAGCAAGGTTTGCAATCATCGCTCAATGAAAGGAGGTGAACCGTATGAAGTTCAACAAAGAAGTTTTCGCCGCAAATCTTCGTGCCGCTCGCGCCAAGCTCGACATCACGCAGGACGAATTTGCTAGCCGTGTTGGTATCTCCAAAGATTCCGTTGTCAAGTACGAGAGCGGCGATGGCTATATCCCCGGCGCTGACAAGATTATGGCTATCTGTGATGTTGCCAACATCAGCCCTAACGATTTGATGGGATGGGAGGAAATCGCGTAATGGATGAATTTATCGATGTTTTGACGCTCTGGTTGTTCATAGCAACTGCCGTTGCCCTCGGCAGGTTCATTAGCAAGTAAGAAAGGAGGGGTTTCAGATGTATGAAACCCAATCGCAAACCAACGGTTTGCATCGTGGTTTTGACGAGCGCGAAATGTCGCAAGCTCGATGTTTCGCAGACGGCATTTTGCCGGCGCGTCAAAGCTATGGCGCAAGCTCGCGAAACGAAAGCGCCCGCACCTGGCTGCAACCGGGCACGGGCAATGTCAAAACCTTCACCAGTAATGACAACGAGAATTTTACACCACTAGCAACGGTTAAGCGGTGGTTTTGCGGCGCTATTGCCGTGCTGGCGGCAACGGGAATCCTGCTTATCGCCCTGGCTGGTGCCATTATCTGGCTTACGGAGACGTACAACCTGCCTTGGCTACCGTTCGTCCTTGCCGGTCTTGAGCTGTGGCTTATCGTCCGAATGGTCGACCAATGAGGGGCTATCTCGACCGTGACGCAAACGGTTTCTGGGTCGCGCGGCTGATCATCGAGGAAGCCCACAGGCCGGGCGTGAGCGGCGCGGGAGACGTGCGCACGCGTCACAGACTGCCCGTCCCGCCATCGGCACCGCGAGAGGTCGCAGAAGTGGCGTTCAGGCGCTTTATGAGCCGCGAAGCAAGGAAGCGCCATGGACGTTGACGATTACACCCAGCCGCTCGAATCAGTTATGCGGCAGGAGCGGTTGGCAATGTACCCGGTGCCGCTCAAGCTGCAAGACCGGCAGGAGCTTTTCAAGCTCTGGTGCGAGCTCAATCCAAGGGCGCTGCGGCAGATCGAGCTTACGGCGCTCGCAATCGACCAGCGCGGCATCCGAGTAAGCGCCAAGTACCTCATTGAGAAACAGCGTTACGAGGGTAGCGTCAAGCTCGTCGGCGTGCCGTTCGTGGACGGAAACGGCGTTGAGCACGTCTACGGCATTAACAACACGGATACGCCGCTTCTAGCCCGTTGGCTTCTAAAGCGGCATCCGAAGCTAAACATCAAGCTTCGCAATTCCATCTATGACAAGGAGAACAATCATGAAGCGTAAGGAAGCAATCAAGTTCCTAGATTCCGTTGCCGAGTATATCAGCGGTGTCGACGGTACCATTACGCTCTTCAACCCCAAGAGCAATGAGAGCGTCGAGCTTGATACCGACCTGGCTTTCTGTTTCATGGGGACACCCATCGTAGCCATGAAAGACATGCTCGAGAGCGACAAGCTCGACGATATGACACCCGACATGTTTGTCCATCTGATGACCAAATCGGCGTGCAATGCATATGCGCAGCAGCTTACAAAGCGCTGAGCAGCTGGCGCTCAATCTTTTTGGTGAGCAGCCGATGCCAACGCCCGGGCAATGCCGGTTCGAGCTTCATCTACTCGAGCACGGCGAAAAGCCCAAGAGCGCGTGCGGCTTTCGCGGAACGACCGTCTGGACTAACTGCCGCGAGGTCGGCAAGTGCCTTTGGGACGGCTGGAACCAGGAGGGGACAAGCGATGGATTAACGACGGGAGGTGATGACGATGACGGCGATTCCTAAAGACGTGCACGATCAGGCGCAGGAACCCATGGCGTGGTTTCAGCACGACGCTAACGCGCAGCGGGACATCAAATGCCAACGGCTGCTCATGCGTCGCGGTAACGAGGGCTACGGCGCTTACTGGCGGCTCTGCGAGCTTCTGGCGAGCACCAAGCACCACTCAATTGCTGTGGACACCGATGAAGACTGGCTCATTCTAGCCGGCGCAATCGGTATGCGCTCGATGGGGGCTTTCGACGAGACGGTGAGCATCGCCGAGACACAAGATTTCATCGACTGCCTGCTTGAGATCGGCTTGCTCGTGAGAGACGGAAAAGGCCGAATCGAGAGCGAGAGGATGTGCAAAAACGCCCTTTATTTTGGCCGGCAGCGCGTCAACGGAGCCAAGGGCGGCAGGCCGAAAAAGAAGCAGGAAAACCCGCAAAACTAGCAGGTCAGAGCGTATGTTTGTGTTGTTGCGGATTGAAACCAGCGCGAAACCATCGGTTTTAGGTTGGGCTAAGCCTAACAATACATAACATAACAGTACAGAAGCGGGTTTTTGGGTTTGGGTCATAAAACCCAAACCCAAAGCCAAAAACCCGCACTTGCTTGTTATGTTGACTTACAAGCAAGGTTCTTCTTTCTTGCTTCTTCTTTCTTGATCGATTCGTTTTTCGAGCGATTACAAAGCCTGTTTTCGAGTCTTCAGCAGTAGTTATCAACAGGTTTTCAACAAGTTTTCAACAATAGCAAAGTTTTCAACAAAGGAGCGTTGGCGATGCCTTACGGGAGCTATGTCAACAAAGTCCGAAAGCACACGTGCCCTTACTGCGGCATCGAACGGAATTTGGACTGGTTCATCAAGGACAGCGAAGCCTGCTGGAAGTGCAGGGAGACGAAGAAGAACGAGAAGGAGGTGAAGAGAAATGACAGCATCGGTTGATCGCGAAGACCGCGCTTACGTCAAGCGTAGCCTTACGCAAGACGATCTCGTTTTTCTCAAAGAGCTACAGCATGAGCTGAACAATCAGCCGACATTGGCAACGGCTGACCCACGTTTTTGGGTCATTCGTGACTACGAGTATCGCGAAGCAACAGATGGTGATGACATCGAAGCCGTTGAGCTTTTTGAAGATGGCGAAGGTGAGATCATTGGCCTAGGGGAAGCGGTATCGCGAGCCTACAAGGACGAGCTTAATTTAGGCGGCGAAGAGCACGCCAAAGAATGGCTTGAAGACAACTGGCTTGATCTTGACGATGACGGATGCATTCGGGCACGTTTCACGAATATGGGCATCAGCATCTCTAAGGGTGTAATCAAGGAATACGCCGAAAACAACGCGCTTGGTTGCGTGTTCCTTACGAAGCTGTGGGCAATTGTCCCGGACACCATGTTTCTCACGCTTCGCGAAGCGGAAGAGCACCTTAAGGCCAATTACTACCACTACTCGACAGGGGCGCATACGTTCGGCATGCACGCTTGGCGCTCACCAGAGGTCGCGCAGCTGATAAAGCTGCTCCATACGGTCGATTTTGACGAGTTGTCGAAGCTGGTTTCAAAGGAGTGATGGCAATGAGCTCTTACGTTAAGCGTGTAGGTGATCTGACTGAGCCTGTTGAGCTCGGTGCTTCGCAGGTTGCCGAGAAGATGACCTCAACGGTCGATATGGGGTTCGACCCTGTGACCAAGCCCGCGCATTACGCTGGGCATACCGGCATTGAGTGCAAGCAGGCAATGGAATCGATGCTCGGCACCGATGAATACGTGTCCTATATGCAGGGATGCGCCTTCAAGTACCTGTGGCGTTGGAAGTCCAAGAACGGCATCGAAGACCTCAAGAAGGCGCATGAGTGCATCAAGAACATGCTTGAAGCACTGGAAGGCAGCGCGTCATGAGCGGCGGTGACTTCTACGCCGCGCCCAAGATCGTCACTGTCCGTAAGGCGCATCAGTGCGCGTACTGCGGCAAGACGATTCCAGTAGGAACACGTGGCGTGCTCATGGAAAGCGGCCTTTGGATGCGTCTGTTCTGGAAGCGCTACGCATGCCCGCGCTGCCGGCCATATGTCAGTGAGTTTTGGGGCTGGCAAGGCTTGGAGAGCGAAGACATCGAATGTGATTTCGACGAGTTCATGCGGGAGTATCACCGCGATGTGTGGGTGACCGACGATGACGATTAGGAGCGACCGCAAGACCCTCGAGAACCTGTGTGCCGTATCGCAGGACATGAGCCGGCGCATTACAACGTGCGAGAAGCGCGGACACGATGGAGCGCGGGTCGATTACGACGATCTTATCTGCTGGTGCGATTGCGTCACCGACGCAATCGCAGTGATTCACCGAAATTTGGAGGAAAGAAATGAAAGAGTTTAAGACCGAGGAAGAGCTTGAAGATGCGTCGGATATGTTGCTTGGGTGCGCTCTGCTGATTGTCCCGTTCGCGATGTTGGTTGCCAGTATCGCCGTCGGCTTCATCTTCGGCGCTGGCTATGGGTTCCTGGCCTTCTTCTGCTTCCTGATGTTCGTGTGCATCTACTTCATTTACGTGGCAAAGCTCAGCATGTACAAGGCGAAGAAGGCGGCTGAAAAGGAGCGGGACGATGATTAAGATTTCCGGCTGCTGCGACGGGCGCGGGAAGGAAGCAGACTGCACCAACATTAACGAATTCGCAAGGGTGCATGCCTTTGACAAGGGCAAGCTTATCGAGTTCGACATTTGCAAGGACTGCATCCACGAGATTCGCGACATGTCGGGCAGCGTTATCGACGTTGTGCGTGAATTGAAGCGTCGCCATGGGCGTTGAGGTCAAGCGCGACCCAAAGGGCGTGTGGTACGCGCAGCCGTATCTTGGCAAGGCACCGGACGGGCGGCAGATACGGCCACGCCGTAGCTTCCCGGATGCCAGGACGCGCGATGAAGCGCAGGCTTTGGCTGACGCTTGGGCTTCACACCTGACCTTTGACGGCAAGGTCAAGAGCACGCTGATAGTCGACCTGCTTTGGGAGTACATCGAGCAGCGGAAGGTCAAGGGCGCAGCCATTAACACCGTGAAGAGGTGGACGTTTTTCACACGAACCTACGTGGGCAAGTACCTTAAAGGCAAAGTCGCTCGCGACCTTACCGCCATTGAGCTGAACGACTTCGAGACGCGGCTTGGCGTGAGCAAGAAGAGCGGCGGTCAAGGTCTTTCGTGCAACACGATCATCAGCGTTCACCACTTTTTGCGCGGCGCATACAACTTTTGGGTGCGCATCGGCATCTGCGAGAACAACCCAATGCTTATGGTCACAAAGCCTCCAGAGGAACGCCATGAAGCCGTGAGCATCGACGAATGGGATTACAAGGCACTCGATGCCATGGTCTCCGAAAAGCTCAACCTTGAAGCGCCCGAGAAGCGCTTCATGCGCCAATCAGCCTACGCTTTCGCAGCTTGGCTCGCACTACACACGGGGATGCGCGTCGGCGAGGTGTGCGCCGTAAGGCGTCGCGACCTCCACAAGGCGCAGGGGTTCATCCTCGTGAGCGGAACGGTCATCGAGGTTCCGGGCGGCGGCGTTATCCGATCCAACGTGACCAAGAACAAGAAGACGCGGCCTGTGGCTCTAATCGACGAAGAGTGGGAGCGGATAAAAGCCTATCTCGCGCAACAGGATTCGATTTCAGACGCTTTTACGCCCGATTCGCCACTGGTGAGCGTAGGCGGCTCTTACATGCGCCCCACGACCGTCTCAAAGGCTTTCAGCCGCGCTCGCGACCGTGCTGGCATGCCGAAGACATACGTGTTCCATTCGCTGCGCCATACGCACGCCACGTGGTGCCTTGCGAACGGCGTTGACCTCAAGACGCTCGCAGATCGCTTGGGGCACTCGAACGAAGCGACCACGCTGAAACTCTACGCGCACCTTCTGCCGGGGCGCGACCAGGCTGCTGCTCAGGCATTCAACAACTTTGCCAAGAAGCTTGAGGACGGAGTGTAAACGGTGTGTAAATGGCAAGACCTCGACCATTTGCGGAACGACACGAAAACGAGAGGTCAGAAAGCAAAACCGATGGTTTCGGAACGGTTAGCCGCCGTATTCCAAGTAAGAATCAGGAGATACCGAGAATGGTGCCGAAATTGACTGCCGAACAAAGGCGTGCAGCCCTCGATAAGGGGATGCAGATCAGGCTTAAGAGAGCCGAGTACAAGGCCAAGCTCAAGAACGGCTTGATGTCCGTTGAGCAGTTCTTTGAGTTGGCTGACGGCGGTGAGCAAGCTGCGTTGGGTATGCGCGTTGAATCGCTGATTAGGTCGATGCCCGGTTACGCGGTGCCGCGAACCGAACAGCTCATGAAGCGTCTGCGCATCAGTGCGAGCCGCCGAGTGAAGGGATTGGGGTACGTCCAGCGAGAGGGGCTTATCAAGGCTCTTGGGGGTGGACGTCGTGAGTAGGTCGAGTGAGCGGGCACGCCGCCGAATCAAGAGACTGAGTGTGCTTGTAGCGGTGCTCATAGCGTTGTTGGGCTGCATCATCGTCTTTCTTTGCTTTTGCCTTATGGAGCTGTTCATAAGCATCATTACCGGTTGCCTGTTCTCATGGCTCTTCCCGTCACTCGCAACCGCGATGGTGATCATGACCTATATCGCATTGGCAATCGTGAGGGGTGGTAACTGTGAGTGACAGCCTTAACAGCGTCACCTTGAGTGGCAACCTTGGACAAGACGCAGAGGTTAGGTATACCAACAGCGGCCTTGCGGTAACGAGCTTTTCGCTAGCCGTGAACAAGAGCCGCAAGCAGCAGGACGGTAGCTATAAGGACGTGACCAGTTGGGTCGACTGCGTGATGTACGGCAAGCGTGGCGAAGCGATGTTTAACAACGGCCTTCTGATGAAAGGCGCACGCCTAGCCATTCTTGGGCACCTGCATCAGAACGTGTGGGAGAAGGACGGCAAGCGCTACCGCAAGCTCGAGGTCATCGTTGACAACGTAGTGACCATGGCTACACAGCGGCAGTCGCAGCAACCGGCGGCAGCGCCTCAGACCGCGACCTACCCAGATGTGTACGACGAAGATATTCCCTTCTAAGGAGCTGACATGTACGGACGAAAGATGAACGTTTGCCTGACCGACGGAACTGCCATGCCGACATATGCGCACGATGGCGATGCAGGTTTCGACCTTTGCATCACCGAGGATGTAAGGCTTGAGCCAAACGCAAGCGCGGTCTGCGGACTTGGCTTTGCCTGCGAGATTCCAAGCGGCTGCGTCGGCCTGGTCTTCCCGCGCTCCGGCCTTGGCGCTCACTACGGCGTGACGCTGCGCAACAGCGTGGGCGTCATCGACAGCGGATACCGTGGCGAGGTGCACGCACCGTTGGTCAATCTCAGCTGTGACACCGTGTTTCTTCCCAAGGGTACGCGCGTGTGCCAGATGGTCGTTGTTCCGTTCGTGCCGTGTGATCTTGTCGGGGTCGATAGCCTGACCGACACTGAGCGCGGTACCGACGGCTTCGGCTCTACGGGCATCGACTAGGGTTGATGCCTTGTGGATGCCAAGGAATACTTCGAGCGCATCCGTGACGAGGTGGCTAGCATCGAGCATGCAAAGGAGATGCTAGCCCGCCTTAAGGCTCGCGAGGGAGCCAAGGCGCAGAGCTACAGCACGGGCGGCGGCGGTGGTGGCTCAGACCCTATGGATGCGATTAACGGGCGTATCGACTTTGAGGGGAGGTTGAAAAGGAGGATCGCGGACAGCCAAGCCGAGGTAGACGAAGCGTGCGTGCTGCTCTACGGTGCTGACAATCGCGGCGGCTTGGCTAAGCTCAAGGGCAACCGCTACGCCGACGCACTGTGCATGGCTTATCTCCAAGCGATGCAATGGGACGAGATAGCCGATGTGATGCAGTGCTCGCGCCAATGGTGCAGGGAGCTTTGCAACACTGGGTTCCGCTATATCGACGAGGTTGGCTTTGCTGCGCTCAAAGATATTTGAGATTGGTACTTGTCATCACTTTTCGGTTTGCGTTATATTTCGGTACGGTGGATTATCAGAAAGGGACACGGCCTTGGGTCGCGTCCCTTTTTTGTTGGGGGGTCGCGCAATGGCTAAGGGCTTCTCGTATCGGTTCTACCATTCCAGAAATTGGGAACAGGCGCGAGAGCTCGCATTGCAACGCGACGCCTATCTTTGCCAGCACTGCCTTAAGGCTGGCATCGCAACACCGGCAACGATGGTACATCACATCATCGAGCTAACACCATCGAACATCAGCGATCCGAACATAGCGACCGATACTCGCAACCTTGTCAGCCTGTGCGACCTATGCCACAAGAAGGTACACGGCTGGGCAAGGCAGGGCAGCACAAGGCAAGGGCTGCGCTTTGACGAGGACGGCAACTTGATTTCGCTGACAGACGAAAACACAGAGCCGACAGATTGAGACGAGCTGACATAATTTTATGCAAAACGGCAGCTCACAGCGCTTCTCTATCCCCCCGGTCAAAATCAAACATACCGTGGGCACAGCACCAATGCCGCAAGAGAGAAAAGAACGCGCAGAAGTTTTTGAAAGTGGGGTGGTCTTGTGGGAAATCGTGGAGTATGCGAAAGTAACAGGTTTTTATCCAAAGCCACGGAAAGTCCCCCGAAGAAGCGCACCGCTTCCATCGAGAGCCGATACCAAAGCGAGCTGAAAAAGCTCCAACGGCTCACCAAGGACGCGATACCAGACGAGAAGCGAAGCGCCGTGCTTCCGCTGATGTCGAACATCGCGTTCTTGAAGGTCAAGCTTGACGAAGCCCGCCGCGAGCTGATGTACGAGAGCATCTTCACCGAATATGACAACGGCGGCGGTCAATCCGGCTTGCGAGAGCATCCGGGTTTCAGCGCCTACAACAAGCTGTTCACGACCTTCTCGCGCGGCATCAAGCAGCTCACCGACATGATGCCGTCCGGCAGTACCGCAGGCGATGCGCTCATTGACTACCTCAATGAAACGCGCTTCGGCGGCTAAGAAGCGAAGCGGCGCTGGTCGCTGCGAGCAGGCGATACGAAGCTACTTCGGTGGCATCCTCAACGGTGAGATCACTGCTTGCGAGAAGATGCATCAGCTCGCGGAGCGCGTGCTGCGCGACCTGGATAACACTGATCCGCTCTATCCGTACCATTACCGCGAAGAGTTCGCGGCGAAGCACGTCACCTTCATCGAGACGTTTTGCCGACTTCCGAGCGGAAAGCTTGGGCGCAAATTCAAGCTCGAGCTTTTCCAGTTGGCCATCCTCTCCGTAATCTTCGGTTTCGTGGACGCCGAGGGCTTGCGTCAATACCGCGAAGTCCTTTGGATTATGGGGCGAAAGAACGGCAAGACCGCGCTTGCGTCGGCTATCGAGCTTGACTTGCTCATTAACGATGACGAGGGTGCGCCGGAAGTCTACAACGTGGCTACGGCTCACGATCAGGCGGCGAAGGGCTTCAACAACGCCTGGCGAATGGTGATGGCCTCACCGGCGCTGGCAAAGCACGTGCGAAAGCGCGTGAGTGACCTTTACTGCGGCCTCAACATGGGGTCAATCAAGGCGCTTTCCGCCAACACGAATCACCTTGACGGCTTGGACATCTCAGGGGCTATCGTTGACGAGCTCGCAGCCATGCGAAACCGCGACCTCTACGACTTGACGATTCAGGGTATTTCCGCCCGTAGGCAACCGCTGGTTTTGGAGATCACGACCAACGGATTCGTGCGCGGCGGCATTTTTGATGCTCAGTACGAATACGCCACCAAATGGCTGAACGGCGAAGCATCTGGAGAAAAAGCCGAGCATTTCATCGCTTTCATTTTTGAGCTTGACGAGCGCGAGGAATGGAAAGACGAGAAGTGCTGGATTAAGGCGAATCCCGGTCTTGGAACAATCAAGTCCCTGAAATCGCTCAGGGAAAACGTCTCCAAGGCACTCGATGACCCGACATTCTTGCCGACGCTGCTGGTAAAGGACTTCAACCTCATTGAGAACCAGAGCCAAGCTTGGCTCAAATGGTCTGAGATCCACAACGAAGCAACATTCGACCCATCCGATGGGTCTTTTTCTTATGCAGTTCTCGGCGTGGACGCTTCGGATACGACCGACCTAACGGCGGCGTGCCTGATGATGATGCGCCCGAACGACGAGCATATATACACAATGCACATGGCGTGGATACCGCTTCGCGCCTTGGAGCAGGCGGAAGCCGAGGGGCGGCGCGGGGGTCGAGACGGCGTGCCCTACGATGCCTGGATTGCCCGCGGGCTGCTCAGAACCTCGGCAACGCCGATCATCGACAAACGCGACGTGCTGGATTGGGTCACGGAGATTCAGGAAAGGTACGGCATTTATTCGGTTGCCTGCGGATACGACCCTTGGCACATGCGAGACGTACCGACCGTCGAAGCGTACGAGGGCTATTTCGGAGCCGACAACTTCAAAAAGGTCATCCAAGGCGCTCAAACGCTGTCGATGCCGATGAAGGAGCTTCGCGCCCTCTACAAGGAAAACCGCATCGTGGACAACCAGAACCCAATTGCGGAATGGTGCCGCTCCAACGTGATGATCCGCAATGACTCGAACGGAAACATCGCGCCAGACAAGAAGAACCAAGACCCGCGCAACCGCATCGACGCGTGGGCGGCTGAGCTCGATGCGTTCGTAGTGCTCAGAGACATGATGGACGATTACCAAAGCATGATTGGAGGTTAAGGCGTGCGAAAACCAAAGCTTTTCCGCTCGATGTTCGATGCCGTGTTCCATAAGCCGATCATGCAGGCAGTCGATGGCTACTTTCAGACATTCACGGCCTACGCGCCGCGCTTCACGTCGTGGAGCGGCGGTATCTATGAAGCCGAGCTTACGCGCTCCATCATCGAGCGAAACGCCGACCACGCTTCAAAGCTGCGGCCTGAGATTTCTGGCACCGCGCAACCGCAATGGACGCGCTCTTTGCAGTGGCAACCGAACCCGTGGATGACCGTGCCGCAATTCTTGCATCGCGTCTCAACGATACTTGACGTTTGCGACACGTGCCTGATCGTCCCTGTTGACGGCGGGGACGGAATCACGTCCGTTGGCTATTACCCAGTGCTGCCAAGTCAGTGCGAAGCCTACGACGTTGACGGCGCTTTGTGGCTTGAGCTCCGTTTTCCCGGCGGCGATAAGACCTTGATTGAGTGGTCGCGCATCGGCGTTATGACACGGCATCAGTTCAAGAGCGATTTGTTCGGAGACGGTACTAACGTGCTCAATCCAACTCTTGACTTGATTCACGCTCAAGAGGAAGCCGAGAAAACAGCTATCGAGCAGGGCGCGGCGGTGCGCTTCATCGGCAAGCTTTCGCAAAACCGAAACCCGGAAGACACGAGGAAGTCTGCCGAGGACTTCAACAAGCAGTTGGGAGCGTCGAACGCGGGCGGCATCGTCGTTTACGACAACAAATATCAAGAGGTCAAGCAGATTGCGCCACAGAACTACACCGTTGACGCTGCACAAATGGAGCGCATAGAAAAAGCGGCCTATCGTTTCTTCGGATCGAGCGAAGACATCGTTATGAACCGAGCCGACGAGGACACGTACAACGCGTTTTATGAGGGACGTACTGAGGTCTTCGCTATCCAGCTCGGGTACGTGCTCACGGCGATGACGTTCACGCCGAACGAGATTGCCCATGGCAACTCGATTATGTTCAGTGCAAATCGCCTTGAGTTCGCGAGCAATCAAACGAAGCTCAACGTTTCGACGGCGCTGTTCGACCGAGGGATTTGGTGCGGCAACCAAGTCGCCGAGGTCTTCCAATCGCCGAGCTATCCGGGCGGCGAACGTCACGTTATTCGCGGCGAGTACATCGACCTCGATCTAATCAGCCAGCATACATCAGAGCAGGCGGCGGCTGCTGCCCAGACTAATGCGAACATCGCCGCGATCGACGGCAAGAAAGATGGTGGTGAAGATGCCAGCCAAACCGAATGAGCGCCAATACCGCGCAATGCCAGTCATGGTGCGAGCGCTTGGCGCTGATTATGGGAAGCGCGAGAAGCGCTTCGATACCGAGTACTACGTTGAGGGATACGCTTCGACGTTTAATGACCCTTACGTGCTGTTCGAGGACTTCGACGGAAACGAGTACCGCGAGATTATCGCGCCTACGGCTTTTGCCGATGCGGAAATGACAGACGTAATCATGCAGTTCGACCATTCCGGCAAGGTTCTCGCGCGAATGAGCAACGGGACGCTGATTGTCGAGCCTGACGAGCACGGGCTGTTCGTCGCTGCCGACCTGTCTGGTTCGCAGGCGGCACGCGACCTTTACGAAGAGATTACCAACGGGCTTATTACCCGCATGTCGTGGGCTTTCATGATTGCGGCAGACGAGTATGACCGCGAAACCCGAACAACGACTATTACCCGCGTTAAGAAGGTCTACGACGTGAGCGCCGTGAGCCTGCCGGCAGACCCGAACACGGAGATTAGTGCAAGAAACCTGCTCAACGGAGTGATCGAGCAGTCGCGCAAGGAGTTTGCGCGAAGGAAGGGCGCGTTGCTTCGAGCAAAAGCGTGCCTGGCAATTACCAATGCGAAGAAAGGTAACTAGCAATGACACTTGAGGAACTTCTTAACGACCTGCAAGCGCTTGTCGACCAGTATTCTGACGGTACTGAACCGACGGAAGAGGATGCAGCCCGCATGGCCGAGCTGACCGACCAGATTAACGAGCGCACCGCCCAGACCGCACAGGCGGCGCAGGCTCGCAACGCCGCCGTCGCGAACGCCCGCGCCGCCATCGACGCAGGCCGCGCACAGCGCGTGGATTCTGTGCCGCTGGCGCGTTCCGCCAACGTCGCTGGCATTCCCGGCGCTGCCTATGACGTGACCGATTACGACAAAGCCGAGCGCCGCGCATGGGCTAAGGGTCTTGCCGAGCGTTCCGGCATCTAGCTTATCGGCGGCACCGCGCTCACCGATGTTGAGCGTGCCGCTCAGCGCCACGCAATCGAGCAGCGAGCCGAGTTCACCATGACCACGGCCAACACCGAATCCCTCGTTCCCGTGGCTGTGCAGAACGAGATCATTTCCCTTATCGACAACACTGCTGTTCTCTTCGGTGACATCAGCCGAACGAACATGTCGGGTCAGGTCGAGTTCCCGCGCCATAAGTCCATCAAGAAGGGCGATGCGGCCAAGACCGACGAGGGCGCAGCCCCTACCGATATCGAGGAAAATGACTTCGATTCCGTGCCGCTCGTAGGAACGGAGATTAAGAAGACCGTCGAGCTGTCCCGAAAGATGGCAACGCAGTCGCTTTCCGGCTTCGAGCAGTACATCATTTCCGAGGTTTCTGCACGTCTCTCCGTCGCGTGCAACGCATTCGTCCACGAGAAGCTTGCCGATGAGACTTACGGCATCGCGACCGCCAACAAGATTCAGACGGCGGCAGTAAAGAAGCTTACCAAGGCCGACATCGTGAAGATGCTGAGCCTGCTCCGCTCTTACGGCAACGCAGCGGCTAAGGGAATCATCATCTACGCCAATAACAACACCATCTGGAACCAGATCGCCATGCTTGAGGATGCCAACGGTCGTTCTTATTTTGCGAATGAGGCTACCGATGACCCGACGGTTCAGGGTCGAATCTTCGGCAAGGTTGTAAAGCAGGACGATTCAATCGCCGACAACGTGATCAAGGCCGGCTTCCCCGACCTGTTCAAGGGCAACATGTTTGATGGCCCTGACGTTACGCCTTACGTCCAGCCGCGAACCCAGAAGCGCTGCTTCGACGGTTATGTTCTGTTCGACGGTGTTCTTGCTGTCCCCGAAGCGTTCGCACAGCTCACTATCAAGCAGGCTTAAGGAGGTGGCGCGGCATGGCCGCAAAGGCTAAAGGCAAGCTGCTGGATGCGTGCCGCGCCGCGCTTCGCATCCCGGCTTTCGTAAATGACTACGACGAAGAGATTTCAGACGTAATCGAAGCCGCCCGCGCTGAGTTGGTTGCGGGCGGCGTAGCGGATGCCAAGGCGCACGACGATTCGGACGGCCGCGTTCGCCTTGCGATAAAGGTCTACGTCAAGGCCAACTTCGGCATGGACAATCCCGATTCCGAACGCTTCATGAAGTCGTTCGATGCCATGCTCACGAGCATGAGCGGAGATTCGGCGTACAGCGCCGGCGGTGCGTCATGAGCGGCTGGGCTGGCATCTGCACGCTGATCGCCACAGTTTCCGAGCGTGACGAGCTGGGAGTATCGCACAAGAAGGAGCGGTGCCGCCGCGTGCCGTGCAACGTCTACGGTATCAGCCAGGCGGCGTACTACGCCGCCGCGCAGGCCGGAGTTAAACCGCAGGCCGTCATCACGGTACGCGCGTGCGCCTACAGCGGCGAAAGGCTCTGCGAGTTCGGCGGTATCCGCTACGCCGTCGATTCGGCGGTGGTGGCGAACGTCGATAACGTGCGCCTGACCCTTGTCGAGAAAGTTGGTAACCGGTGAGCGACTACATCAAGATTGATGACTTCGATTCGATCATCGTAAATTCGCTCGAAGAGGTCATGAACGAGGACACCAACGAGCTTGAGTTGAGTGTCAAGGCTGCGGGACAAAAGGCCGTCCGTCTCCTGAAGCAGCGCAGCCGCAAGAAGAAACGGCACGGCGGCAGCTACGCAAAGGCGTGGTCATGCCATTTCGACAGCAACATCATGGGGACGAGCTGCACGGTTTACAACAAACAGGCATCTTTGACGCACCTGCTTGAAAAGGGGCACGCCATCAAAAACCAGTACGGCAGCTATCCCGGCAAGGTCGAAGGCGATCATGTCATTGAAGGCGTTTACATGGAGGTTGCTTCCGAGTTCTCCAAGGGGGCGCAATGAACAGCCTAAGAGACCTCGCTGAGCTGCTTGATACGTTCGGCCTGCCGTGGGCTAATGGTGGCTTCCGCGATGGAGAGTTTCCCACACCTCCGTATATCGACATCGAAGCCGGTTACGGCGATGGCGTGAGTGCCGACAACGTGGGATGGTGCCGCTGGATGCCCTACGATGTGGCGCTTTACGTTCGAGAGCGCGACTACGGGCTTGAGAAGCGATTCGAAGTGGCGCTCGATGCCGCAGAGTTTAACTACAACAAGACGGTAACGCCGCTTGACGGTGACGAGCTAGTTGAGACGGCTTACGAAATCGACGTTACCGAATAAAGAAAGGAGCCGACATGGCACGAAATGGTTTCTTCGGCCTTAAGAACGTGCACATTGCGCGTTTTACAAATGAGGATACGTTCGAGTACGAGAAGCCCGTTCATATCCCAGGCGCGGTCGAATTTAAGATGGAACCTTTAATCGAGCAGGCTACGAGCTACGGCGATAACGAAACTTGGCTCGATAAGTATCAGGACAACGGCGGCACTATCACTTGGTCGCTCTACGATATCGAGAGCACGCCGGAGCTGCGCGAGATTCTGGCCGACATCAACGGATTCGATATCGACGCGAAAGGACGCGTGCTTGCAACGTCCGGCAAGCCACCTAAGCCGTTCGCCTTCATGTGCGAGCAGCCCGGCCACGCCGTCGGAAAGCGCCGCTGTATCTACAAGTGCACGAGCAAGCCCGCATCCGTCGATGCGAAGACGCTTGAGGAAAAGCCAGACATCACGCAGCTTGATTACAATCTTACGTTCCGTCCCGTCACGCTTCCGACCGGCTGGCGCGGAAGCTACATCGACACGTATAGCGACCTCGCGGATTACGATAAGTTCTTCGAGCAGGTGGATACCGCCGTCAAGCCTAAGACCGAGGCCGCGTAATGGACGGCGGGATCATCGAGGTCGGTGGAGTTGAGTACCCCGTTGCTTGCAATGCGTTTACCCCTATCGCATACTCGCGTGAGTTTTACGTTGAGCGCAAGGACGGGAGCCGCCGCCCCAAGGACATCAACGAAGCCATTTCCGTTGTTCTTGATGTCTCGTCAGCGTCGAATATTCCGCCCATCGTGCCACTGCTTGAGATTTTCTACGCCTGTGCGAAGACGTACAACGCCACAGCGAGGGAGAAGACAGACCTTGGCAAGTCCTTTGAGGATTGGGTTTGCGGCTTCCCGCAATCGGAATTCGACCTTGAGCGCGAAGGCGGTTGGGCATCTGACGTGATGAAGATCATCAAGGACAACTTTTTTCCGAACGCAAAAGCGGACGTGGAAGCCGCGACCGCCGAAGCATCAGATGCCGCCGCTTCCGCCGGAGCTGGAGAGTAGCTGCGACACACTCTATATCTATTCTTGCCAGCAGGCTGGATTGAGCATCCAAGACCTGCACACGCTGTCTTATGCGCAAGTGCAAAATCTTATTGATATATACAGCTTCGTCAACGATGCCGTGGCGTATGCCGAGGATGACGAGCAGGCGCGGCAGGGCGAAGCGGCCTTCTGGGCTGGCATGTGAGCGTAAAGCGCCAGCGCACCTATGCGGTGCGCTGTTCTGTGCGCTCATTTCTTTCATTGACAACTGAAAAGAGGTGGAACCGTGGCTGTCACGTACAAAGGTCTGACTATCAAGTTCGGCGGAGATACGACCGGGTTGCAGGGCGCGTTGAAGAGCGTGCAGAGCACGGCGAAGGATACACAGGGCGCGTTGAAGGACATCAACCGCGCACTGAAATTCGACCCCGGCAACACGGATTTGCTCGTTGAGAAGGAAAAGCTTCTGAACCGAGCGTATGGCGAGACGAAAGCGAAACTCGATGCCTACAAGGCCGCGCTCGCGACGCTCGACGAGAAGAAGCGAAGCGGCGCGACGCTCACCGAGCGCGAGGAAGCGCAGTACTCTAGCCTTAAGGCTCAGATTGCCATTTGCGAGAACCAGCTCGAGAGCTATTCCGACGATCTCAAAAGCGTCAGCCGCGAAGCACAGGCATCGAAGAGCAGCCTTTATCAGTTCGGGCAGACAATTCAGGACAACAGCGATAAGCTGGAAAAAGCCGGCAAGGGTCTTGAGACTGCCGGAAAAACGATTACCGGTGCCGTCACCGGCACTGCTACCGCGCTTGTCGGTCTTGCCAGCAGCCAAGAAGAGCAAATCGAGCAGACGCACCAGCTGGACGCTGCCTGGAAGGACGCAGGTGGTACGTCAGAGCAGGCGCGAAGCTCTTACACGCTGTTTTATAAGCTTCTTGGCGAAGGGGACACCGCAACCGAAGCCGCTCAGAACCTATCTCGTCTGACCACCAATCAGCAGGAACTGGACAAGTGGAACAACATCGCCGCGGGCTCGTTCTCAAAGTTCGGCGATGCATTGCCGCTCGAAAACCTCGTGGAAGCATCGCAGGAGACGGCGCACACCGGCACCGTCACCGGCGGTCTTGCCGATGCCCTCAACTGGGCAACGGCCAGCAACGAGCAATGGAGCGCAGCACTCTCTGGCAACCATGCGGCACAGCAGGCTTTCAACGACCAGATCGCTCAGGGCGCTACCAAAGAGGACGCGTTCAATGCGGCGCTTGCCGCCTGCGGTGACGAACAAGAACGCTCCTCGCTTATCACGCAGACACTCGATGGCCTTTACGGCAACATCGGCGAGACGTATCAAGAGACTAATAAGACGATGCTCGACACGCGCGAAGCGCAGGCCGAGCTAAACCAGAAGATGGCCGAAGCCGGCGAAGCGGCCATGCCCTTCAAGGAAAAGGCGCTCGAGCTTGGAACGACCTTGCTTGAGAAAGTAACGCCGGCGCTCGAGGGCGTTAGCGATTGGTATAAGTCCCTAACGCCAGAGCAGCAGGACATGGCAACCAATGTCGTTTTGGGGACGGTCGCGTTCGGCGGACTTGCAACGGGCATCGGCAAGACGCTCCAAAAGGGCATTGAGATCGGGCAGACGTTCAAGGACGTTGCCGGCGGCTTTGCTTCCCTCACAGGCAAGTTCGGCGAGGGCGGCGGCGCTATAAGCACGGCTGCAACAGGCTTCGGCGGCATTGCCGAGAAAGCGGGCGGCTTGGCATCGACCCTTGGCGGCAAGCTCTCTACAGGGTGGACATCGTTCACTGGATTGATCGCCGCAAATCCAATCTTGCTTGGCGTGGCTGCGGTTGCCGCTGCCGTCGCTGGCCTTACGTGGTTCTTCACGCAAACCGAGACTGGTAAACAGCTCTGGTCTGACTTCACCGGCTGGATTTCAGAGAAATGGCAGGGCGTGCAGGATTTCTTCGCAGGCGTGCCGGAATTCTGGTCTGGGATTTGGGACGGGATAACCGGAAAGGCCGAAGAGGTCAAGAACGGCCTTTCGGAAAAGTTCGAAGGCATAAGGCAAGGCGCGTCCGATGCTTGGGAGGGCTTGAAGGCCAACGCGTCCGATGCTTGGGAGAATCTGAAATCCGGAGCATCTGAAAAATTCGGCGCTATCAGGGATTCAATCCAAACAGATATGAACACCGGCAAAATTGTCGGTTCTTCGGCTTCAAATGCCCTTAAAGCTGCCATGAACGGTGATTGGGACGCTGCGAAGTCGCAGGCCGGTATTGCCTTCCAGGCTATCCAAAGCAACATCCAGACGAAGATGAACAATGCGAAGGATAATGCGATAAACGCCGGAAACGCCATCGGTGAGAAGCTTGGCTTCCCGGGGCTTGGCAGCAAGGTCGCTGGCGTTTTCTCGAACATCAAGAGCAATATCACTTCGCCGATCAATGATGCCTGGAACTTTGTCAGCAGCATCCCCGGCAGGATTCAGGGGGCGTTCAGCGGGATTCGCATCAGCTTGCCGCATATCAGCTTGCCGCATTTCCACGTCAGCTGGCGTGACATCGGTGGCGTTGTGGAACTGCCGTCTATCAGCGTCAACTGGTATGCAAAGGGCGCATCGTTCGACAAGCCTTCAATCATTGGCGTTGGCGAAGCTGGACTTGAGCACGTCACGCCCGATACAAAGCTGCGCACAAGCGTCAGAGAGAGCGTCGAGGCGGGTATTTCTCGCGTGCTCGACCGCCTAAGCGGCGGCTTCGGTGGCGGAGCCCAGGTGAACGTGACCGTCAACGCTACCGTTGCAAACAGCATGGACGCGTACACGACCGGTCAGCAGATCGGCGCTGGTATTGCCAGCAGGTTAAAGCAGAAGGGGGTGCCCGTTGGAGCTTAAGCGTAAGCGAAACCAAAGCGACAGCATTGTCTTTAACGGGCACGACCTGTCGAAGCTCGTCTACTGTAAGGTGCGCCGCCCAATCATGGCGGACGTTTCGGCGAGCTTCGAGGATGCGCCCGGACGGCACGGCGAATACTTCAAGAACGCTCGTCGCGCCGGTTACGATTTGCAGATTGACATGTGGATTCGCACCGAGCACCGGCGCGAGGTCGCAAAGGCACGCCATGAGCTGGCGGCGCTGCTCTGGTCTGACGAGCCAGCGCCGCTTTATCTGCCCGATGACCCTACGCGTTATTTGATGGCAATCGTTAGCGGCGCAACCGACCTTGACGAGATCACCGACGATTGCCCGCAGGCAACCGTTACGTTCCACATCGGCGACCCCGACTATTACGGCCAGCATCGCCGGATGGACGTGAGCGGCGCGGCATCGTTCGCTGTCGGCGGTACGCTGCCTGCGGCGCTCACCGTGACGGCCAAGCCCGGCGCTTGCAGCTCTTGGCGCATCACCAACACCGACACCGCCGAGTTCGTCGAGGTTGTCCAGCCGTTGACGGCTTCGAGCGTGGTTCGGATGGATTTCGATAAAGAGCACGTGACCGTTAACGGCTATGTCGCTCAGCTCAACATCATGAGCGACTTTTTCAGTGTTAAAGACCGTGCACACATCAAAATCTCTAGCGGTTCCGCGACGTTGGAATGGGAGGAAAGATGGCTTTAACCAAGAAGGTCAACTTCACCCGTTTCAGCCGTTTCGGCGCGAGCCTCGGACGGCTCACCTACACCGCAGCGACACATGAGGACGCCACGGACGGCACCGACGAGCTTAAGATCAGGTGCGACGAGGATTTAGGCAAGGGGGAGTACCTTGTTTGGGTTGACCGCCAAGGCGTTGTGCATGAACACATCGTCGATGAAATCGAGCGGCTGCATGATGACAGCGGCAAGCCATATACCAGCGTAACGTGCATCAACTCCATCAACGAGACGTGGGATGACTATATCGAGGACAAGCGACCGTCCGGCAGCGTGGCTGTGGCGCTCACGTCAATACTCGCTGGCACACGTTGGGAAGTCGGCAACTGCGACCAACCAGGCAGCGCTTCGCATACCTTCTATCACGTAAAAGTCCGCGAGGGCTTGAGCGACCTGCTCAAAACATGGGGCGGCGAACTTGAAACCGTCATCGAGACGGACGGCGTGCAGGTCACACACCGATACGTGCGCGTGGTCGCGAAACGCGGAAACCAGCAAAGTCCCAAGCGCTTTACGTGGACTAAAGACCTCATAAGCATCAAGCGCAAGACCGGTAGCGCGAATCCAAAGACGCGCGTTTACGGTTACGGCAAGGGCGTTGAGACCGATGGCGGCGGTTTTGGCCGGCGCTTGACATTCGGCGATATAAACGGCGGCAAGAATTACGTCGAGGATACCTCCGCGACCGAGGTTTGGGGACATCCCGACGGCAACGGCGGCATCGCGCCAGCCGTGGACGTTTACGTTAACGAGCAATGCGAGGACGCGACGCAACTCCTTGCCGAGACGAACGACTACCTTGAGCAAGCCAAAACGCCGACCGTCTCTTATGAAGCAAGCGTGATTGACCTATTTGCTTTCGGTCGAGATTGGGAGAGCGTTGCCGTCGGCGATTGCGTGGCGATCATCGACAAGGGCTTCTCCGCCGCGGGAATCAGGCTCAAGGGGCGCGTCTCGAAGCTGACCCGCGACTTGGTGACCGGCGATGCCAAGGTGGTGTTCGGCAACTTAACCGATGATCTGGCCGACATCTTTCAGTCAATGGCGCAGCAGCTCAAGAGCGGCAGCAACCAGCGGGCTAACTACGATGCGGCGGCAAGCACGTCCGTCTCGTGGCTCAACCAGCTCATGGCGGCGCTCAACAAGGCGTTCAACGCCGTCGGCACCTACAAGGTCGAGACGTTCGAGCTTGGCGTGATCTACTCCAACGTGCCACTGGATGCCACGACTGGCGTTCCGCTCAAGTCAACGTCCGGCATGTGGGCAGTAAACATCAACGGCATGGGCATCCGCCTTGCCGCGTCGCTTGCAAGCAACGGACAGTGGAATTGGCGAACGTTCATCACTGGCGCTCAAGTCAGCGCCGATTGCATCAACGCCGGAACGATGCGGGCAGACCGCATCCGCGCGGGCTTGCTCACCGACGAGGTGGGCGCGAACTATTGGGACTTGGAGACAGGCGAATTCCAGCTTTCGCCAAATGCCAAATACGGCGATGGCGGCTGGACTGTCGATGGCGTTATCGATGACCTGCACGGCGGAATGACGCAGAACAGAAACGACATCGATCATCTAGGGGAAGACTTCCAGGCAAGGAATAAGGAGCTTGACGAAACGATAAGCAGCCTCGACAAGACGGTTTACGACATCGCCAAAGACGGCATTGTCACCGAGGCGGAGAAAGCTGCCGTAAATAAGATTCTCCAGACCGTGCAGAAAGATAAAGAAGACCTATCCGCACAACACAAATCGCTGTCGGCAAATAAAAATTTGCAGGTTCAGTTCAAGGCGCAAGTCTTAGAGCCGAGGTACAACAAAGCGTTCGGCGAGGGTGGAGCGTTCGATGTCCTGATGTCAGCCATCTCGGATGTCACAAACTGCTCAACAGCCGAGGCGCTGAAAGCCGCCATGTCGGATTATAAGAGCGCCTATGAAAACTATTCATCCGCAGTAACAGTCTATGCGGCGGTAGCGCGACAGGCGACGAGCATGATTGCGCAAGAGGTAGCTAAGACCGATGCGGAGAAACTTGTCGACAAGCTCGACGAGAGCCTCAAACAGCAAGAGATCTTCAATCGCCTTACCAACAACGGAGCAAACAAAGGCATTTACATGTCCAGCGGCGAGCTGTACATCAATGCGACATACCTCAAGAGTGGAACAATCGGTGACGGTCAGGGGAAGAACTACTGGAATCTGACGAGCGGCTATTTCCAGACAACCTATGGTGTCATCGGCGGGCTATCAATCGATAACAACAAATTGTATAGATATAAGCTTACGCTCGATTCGAACACCTCTGGTCTCTACATAGGTACAGACGGTTTCAGCGTCGGCAGCGGCACCTGCTACACAGCAATGGCCAACGGATACCTATACGGCGGCACAGCTGAGGACATTACGGGCTACGTCGGATTCAACAACTACAACACCAAGTCCAAGGTGTATGGCGCGCGTCTCGCTGGCAAAGGATGCATCTGCCTTCTCACCGATGACTGGATCGGCGTCGGCGAATACAAAGACCGTGGCGAGTACGTCTCCTGTAAGACCGGCATGAGCGGCAGCGTCACGCTCGTCGGGAACCTGAAAAGCTCGTGGACAAATCTTCAACTGACCGGAACGTATAACGTGTCCGGCCTTTGCCAAAACCTGTCTATGACTTGGACAAATTGGACGATCACTTTCGACCATGGACTAATGATCACGTCGCTATAAGGAGGTATGGAATGACCACGTACAGAGTTGAGAAGGATGGACTCTCGTTTTACGTCCAACCGCACATGCTCGATTACTACGCTGCGAGTGGCTATGCCATATACAAGACTGTAGAGGAAAGCGTCACAGACGTTGCCGCGGAAATCGCCGCGCTTGACGATTCGGCACCGATTGTGGAGGAAGTGAAGGTCAATGGATAAAGGAATCGAATCTCTGGCAACCGCGCTCGGTGCCAGCGTTACGGAAAGCAAGCAGAGCATCGAAATCGAGAACATCATCCCCGATGAATATAGCAATACCCAGATGGAGCAGATGCTTATTGCGCTCGAGCCGCTTCTTGACCGCCGCGACATCGTAGGCTATGCCGCCGCACGTAATACGAGGGTGTTGCGTGCGGAGGCGCTTGAGTACCTAAAACGACGCGATGAGCTTATCGCGCAGTACGGCGAACCTGAACTTGGCGATGATGGGCTTCCCACCGGTCGCACGCAGCTTCGCATCGGTTCAGACGAGCACAAGGCTTTCTGCCGCGAAATCGAGATGTACGCAAACATCAAGCATCGACCTAACCTGTTCAAGATTGCCTATGCCGACGCGATCGGAAAGATGACAGGAAACGAGATTTTGGCGTGCGAGTGGATGCTGGTCGACGGTGATGCCTAATGAACACACAGACCATCGAGCTTGATGTCGACAAGCGCGGGTGCGGCAACAACTGCATCCGAATCGCGCAAGGCGAAGGCGGCGGAACGACCATCAAGGCGCTTATCTACGACAACGGCGGCGAGCTGTCTTTGTCTGGGTACAGTGCCTATTTGGTTGCCCGATTGCCAGACCGAATCCACTATTACCGTGGCAGCGCCACGGTCAGCGGCAATACGATCACCTACGTTTGCGATGAATCCAAGCTCGCAAGCGTTCCCGGCTACACCGACGAAGCCTATTTCGAAATCGTCAAGGACGATTTCCTTGCACAGACGGAGCGATTCGCCCTGGACATCCTGCGCAGCGCCAAAGAGGGTCAGCAACCCGCGCAGTCTTGGGACAACGCGATTGATGACCTTATCAGGCGTGGAGAAAACGCCGCCACCAAGGGCGAACAGGCCGTCACCGACGCGGGCAGAGCGCTGAATAACGCCAACGCTGCGGTCAACATCTGCAAGAGCGCCACGGACGCGGCCAACACCGCGACGGGCAAGGCGAACGCCGCGACAAAGAGCGCCACAGATGCCGCTTCTGCGGCAAATACAGCCAAGACGAACGCCGACGCCGCAACCAATGCTGCGACTGCCGCGACAAACGCGGCGAAAGCATCAACGGACAGCGCAGATCGGGCGGCTGCGGACGCTCGTAAGGCGGCTGAGGAAGCTCGCGGCTCCGTGAGCGCAGACAGACAGTTTTATTTCAAGCGAATCACAGACGAGAACGGGGACACGCGCCCTGTTCTCGTCGATATGACAGTTAGTTAGGAGTTGGCATGGACTATAACTTTCCGACAGATGAAGCGCTGAAAGACGGCCTTGCGTCCATCGCAACAGCCATCGGCAAGCTTGCCGACGTGAAAGCTCTTGAGCGTGATGAAGCGACCGGACGATACAAAAACAGCGCAATCAAAGCAATGGTGGACAAGCATAAGACCGGGCTTATTTACACATGGCGTGTTCCCGCTGGAAGCCCTACGGCGCTGATTCCCGTGAGCGCTGCGGCAAAGCGTCTTGCTGCGACAAAGTTCGTTGCCGCCACCGCAACCACTCCAGCTGTAGACCCATGTAATGTGGAGGGCGGGCCGTGGTTCCACGTCTCCGCGAACGCGGGTGCCGATCTCGACGGCGCACCGTGGGTTGTCGCTATCGATTCGGTGGATTACGGTTTCTCGCGCATCGACAACAGTAAGGGGAACAACGTCTACGAGATTGCGCCTGTGGTGTGGCAGCTTTGGGAGCCGCTTGAAAACGGCGATGCCCTATGGTCTGTCTCCGACACGAAGTTCACCGGTGCCGTCGCGTGCCCGGATGCATACTTGCCTGATGGAAGTCTGCGACCGTATATGCTTACGCCGTCATACCCTCTATCTATGGATTCGAATAACAACCCGCGCTCCATCTCGGGTATGCCGGTAAAGACGCGCACGATCAGTCACGATTCGCTTATAGACATTACAAAGTGCGCCACGACGGGCTATGGCGGCATGAGCGCCTACGACCAGTGGTATATCAACTTTCACCAGCTCACCAAGACGCTTAACAAGTCCTCGCAGGTGGATTTTCAAGGCTGCTCAAACTTCAACGTACAGTTCCATCCTGTGATTGCCGAGAGCAATACAACGCGTATCGTCGTTGCCGCTTCAATCGCCGCTTCGCTGCCGGTTGGATGCGCCCTCATGTACGGAACAAGCAACGCGGCTTCTTGTCCCGACCGTGGCGCATCGAACGCCTATGACGTGTTCGATGCTGCGGTAGTTGAGGGCAAAGAGACGCTTGCGGACGGCAACGTTGCCCTGCTGATGCGTGTTGCAAAAGCGTTCTCCACTACAACTGATACGTGGGTTCAAACTTCGCCGTGGAACACTGGCTCGACCGACGAGCTTGTGGGGGATGGGCAGATTGCCAATGATGGCAAACATCCGTTCAAGATCGGCGGCGTTGAGACAGCAACAGGTGCTTGGGAAGTCATGGGCTGCGCTCTGTTCGTGAGCGATGGAACGGGCTTCGGAATCGCCGTGAACCCCGACAGCCGCAACGAGAAGAAGGGGACTGTTGCCGACGGCGTGGTTGCAACTGCGGCGTGCATGCCGCTCAAAGAGGGCTACACGCTCAACTTGCAGATGGTGTGCGGCCTAATCCTCGAAAAGGATGTTGGCGGCTCCTCCACGACCGGCACGGGAGATTATTACTACGTCAACGTTAACGACCAGACCGTGAAGGGAACTATTCGCGAGGTTCGGTTCCTTGGCGTCCTGGGGAGCGGCACGGTGGCTGGTCTTCGCTGCGCGGACGCGAACGCGCGGTCTGGCTGGGCGAGCTGGGGCGTCGCTTCCCGGCTTTCTGCCACCAGCCGCAGCCGGGGGTGAATCATGGCGTAGCCATGAGAGGGGGTTGACCCCCCCTTCTTTCTAGCAACAAACAGGGATACACGGTGAGGGCGGCGCTGGTGTCTGGTTCAGTTCCTTGGCAACCTGAGGAACGGCACGAAGGCTGGTCTTCGCTACGCGAACGCGAACACGAGGTCTGGCAGGGCGAACTGGAACATCGCTTCCCGGCAATCTGTCTATAAACAAGAACCAAAAGTTCTCGCACCGTGCCTACCCGGCGCGTCGCTTTCTGGCGCGACCGGGCTAGCCTGGCTCAACTGAGCGAAATTTGTCCGCAAGGCTCGCGGGCTAGTAGCCGTCTGGCGAAAACTCGTATGACAGACAGAAAGAGCTTTGGATTTGAAAACCTATTGCAAAAACTACGTCTTCACGCGTCAAAAGGTTGCAGAAGCGCTTGAGGAATGGAAGAAGGGCGATTCCGGCAGGAAGAACGAGCACCGAATTCAAGAGGAATACGGCTCGGAATCGTCCTTCATCGACGTTATATGGCTCGAATTATCAACTGAAACACTGGAATTCGAGCCGATCAGCACGCATGTAAAGCATGACCCGAATTCAGGCAAGTTGCGCGAAATCAGCGTCGAGAGTGTCAAGCGCCAAGTTTGCAACTACCTGTGCGTCAATGCGCTCGAGACCCTGCTGTCGGCTAAAGTCGGCTTCTGGCAAGTCAGCGGCGGCGTTAAGGGCAAGGGTGCAGCCCTCGGCATGCGTAAGCTCAAGCGGGCGATTCGGCGCTATCTACTGCACGTCCACGTTGACATACGGAACTGTTACGGCTCCATGCGAACAGAGATGGTCTTTGAGCTTGCAGCACGTTACGTGCGAAACCACAAAGTGCTCTATTTGCTCTCCGCGCTGTTATCGAGCATGGGTGAAGTGCTTATTCTCGGTAGCTATCTATCGCTGCGACTGGCTGCTTTTGTCATCTCGTTCGCCTACCACGCCATTGAGGGCGTGGGTACGGTTAGGCGCGGCAAACGCACGAATCTAGTAGGTTGTCAAGTCTGGTACGCAGATGACGGCTATTTGCTTGGCAACTCTAAAAAGGCGCTGAAAAGAGCAGTCATGCTCATCGCTCACGTGCTCGCAGGCTTCGGTCTTGAACTTAAGCCTTGGAAGATCATGCATAACGGCGTTGAGCCAATCGATTTCGCGGGTTATCGAATTTGGACAAAGCACGTCGATTTGCGGAAGCGACTTTGGAAGCGTCTCCGCCGCGCGTTTTTCCGATTTGACAAACGAAGAACGCCGAGACTTGCCCGCCGCGTGTGCTCGTACTTTGGGTGGATGAAGACGGCGGAGATGGAAGAGCAATTAGTTGTACGTCAAAGAGTGTTCAACGCGGCAAGAGCCGCGAGTTAGGAGAAAACATGATTGTTAAAGCCGAGCGTACTGGCGAAGCGCCGGAACCAGTCGAGGTTATCGGCCAGAATGTCTGGCTGCGCAAGAATATCGAGACTTCTACACGCGAGGTCGGTTTGAACGATTCCGACACGGCCGCGGAAACTGTATACAGGTATGACGAGGTGTATTTCGTCGATTGCGGCTTTCCGACCGTCGAGAGCGTGCGTGAAAGCTTCGACGAGCTTTGGAGCGTCCATGCAACAGACGGAATGCCCGATTCGGCGCGAATCGACGACGCTATCAGGCGGTTGGAGGCGGTCAAGGCATCTCTTGCGGATACCAACGCAGCGCTTCTCGAAATCGGCGACATTGTTGGCGGCGAGTAGCGATGGCGAAGATCTACTACGAAGCCGTCGTGGACGGCAGACGCACCGTCGAGAGCGTACCCAAGCTTTGGCGTGCCGCCGTGCAGAAGATGATCGATAACAATGCGAAGGAGAAATAATGGGAGCTATCTACACGTTCACGGAGCAGCAGATATGGGCAATCGTCGGCGCATTCCTGATGATGCTTATCGACATGGTTACAGGCATCGCCCAGGCAATTTACAACCGTAGTTTTAAGTCTTCGACGATGCGCCGCGGCTTGTGTCATAAGGCAACGCTTTCCCTTATCATCATGCTGGTTATATGTATCGAGATTCTAAGCTCGCATATCGTTGGACTGAATTTCGGTGGTATTACCGTCTATGTCGTTTGCATCGCCATCATCGGCATGGAGTTTGCTTCTATCCTCGAAAACATCAAGCAGGCTTATCCAGAGCTTGCCGATACGCCCATCATGAAGATTTTCGAGCACGCCAACGTTGACACCGATGATATTACGAAGGCGATTGCTGATGAAGTCGCGAAGCGCGGCTAGGATGCGGATTGCCGTCGCACTGCTGCTGGGCTTTGCGGTAGGCATGGGCTTATGGTTCGTTTTGACTCTCGACCACGTTGGCAGAGATACGGCAGTATTTGGAAAAGCATATAACCAAGGCTATAGCGATGGTTATACAGCGTCTTTGCCTGTTGATGAAAAGAATACAAGTGCGAAGAGCGGCTATATGCCGCTCTTCTTGCAAAAAGACCCTCAATGGGCTGATGCCGCCTACTCGGACGAATCTATAGGTACATACGGCTGCGGTCTGACGGCGGCGGCAATGGCGTTGAGCTACCTCAACGGTCGCGAGGTCACACCCGACCTGCTGGCGGCTTTCGTCGGCGAAAGCTGCCTGACCGACCGGGTTAACGATATGGCCAAGTTCAGCGCCTATCTAGCGAAGACCTATCATCTCAAAACCCGTGACACGTTTTGGGGCACGGACGAAGCCCTCAAGGCCGTCGATGACGGCTGGATCGTCTTCGCAGGCGTTACCGGAACCCTTGGCGAGCGCTCTTACGGCTCGCACGTCGTGATGATTTGGTGCGAGAACGCAGACGGTACCTACGCGCTCCGCGACCCTGATGACGGCACCAATTCAATCCATGCATGGACAGCCGACGAGCTTAACGCCGTTACTTTCACACAATTCAATGCAATTAAGAGGTGATGCAGATGACCATGAAGGGCATCGATATTGCAGACTGGCAAAAAAACCTTAATCTCGATTCAATTGAATACGATTTTGTCATCATCAAAGGAACCCAGGGCACCAATTACGTCAATACGTTTTGCGACGCGTTTGTGCAAAAGGCTATCAAGGCGGGTAAGCTCTGGGGCTTCTACCATTTCATGAATATGGATGATCCTGTCAAGCAGGCGGATCACTTCTATCAGAACTGTAAAAACTATTTCGGCCAGGGTATTCCCGTGCTAGATTATGAGGACGGTGGCAGGATCGGCACGGACGGTGCCAAGAAATTCCTTGATCGCATCTATGAGCTTACTGGCGTGAGGTGTCTCTTGTATACCTACCGCAATCTCACCAAAGAGGAAGATTGGTCTAAGATTGCGCCTAACCACGCCCTTTGGGTTGCCCAGTATGCCAACGAGAATCAGACTGGATACCAGGATTCACCATGGCTTCCGGATGGCGGCTTTGGTGCTTGGGATACCTGCGTGATGCACCAGTATTCTTCGCACGGTAGGCTGTCTGGGTACAACGGCAACCTCGATCTTGACATTGCCTTCATGGACGCTGCCGCCTGGTCGCGTTATGCGAAGCCCAGTACCTACAATGCGCCGGCTGCGACTGACAACGAGAATGGTGGCAGCACCGCCGACCTTGCAGCAGGCGTAATGCGAGGGGAGTACGGCAACGGTGACGAGCGCAAGGCCAAGCTGGGCGCTCGATTCAACGAGGTGCAAGACCTTATCAATCGCACGGCCACCGCAAGCGCCGACGATCTTGCAACGGACGTGCTCAACGGCAAGCTCGGCAACGGTGAGACGCGCAAGGTAATTCTTGGCATCCGCTATGACGAGGTGCAAGCCGTGGTCAATTCCCGCGTCAACGCCGTAGACATCGACGCTCTTGCACGCGCAGTCATTCGCGGCGAGTACGGCAACGGTGACGAGCGCAAGGCCAGACTTGGCGCTAACTTTGATGCTGTGCAAAAACGAGTAAACGAGCTTCTTTAACTAAAATGCCCGCGCCCTGTAATGGGGCGCGGGCATTTTGCGTTTAGATGGCATTACAACAAGTCTCTAACGGCTCATGTCTTCTCGAATCAAGCCCTTGATGTACTCAGTTGTATTGTCCTGCTCCTTGAGCCATTTATATATACTCTCGTCATCCTCGTTAGGGTAAAAGCGTATGACTAGCTGTTTCACCGACCTTTTGCGGTAAGAGGATGTTGCGCGTCTTTGAGCTTCGGTTGCCATTTCATTCACCGCGCTTTTCTCGGGCCTTGCGCCAGATGCGAAACGAGATAAACGAGATGACAAAAACTATAATGCCTGTTCTCATCGCTGCACTCCTGATGTAAGATGATTCTGGCTAGCGGGGCACTGCCTAAGCAGCGCCCCTTGTCCTACCTAGACCTCTTTGCGTGCTTTCCGGGCTTGCGAGAGGTCTTTTTCTTTAGGGCTTCGATTCCTTCATCTAGCGCTTTTGCAAGTAGCACGCCGATGACAGCAACCGTTAAGTCCCATATTTTGTCATCCATTTGAACCACCTCCTTTCTTGCTTACGTCTACTATTATAAGGTATACCCCATAGTAACGCAAGCTGTTTTTCGATTTCGTTAACTTTTTTTCGAGTTGAACAATGTTACAATGCAAAACCAGTTATTGGAGACTTTGATTTCGCGGCCATTGGCGGCTATCGTAGGGTTCGCAAAGATTTTCTGAGGCTCCACCATCGTGAATGCAAAGGCCTTCTGGAAACCGGAGGCCTTTTTCATACGTGTCCATTCCACATACCAAAGTGACACCCGCGCCCACCCCGCAAAAAGTTGCGCAATTACCTTCCCGGTTTTGTACAAAGTTTGTTAG